TTCTTTGACTGGGTACTGGGTGCCGCACTTGACGCAGCGCGCGAAAATGGACATGGGCGATTGCTCCCATGGGCGTCAGATCCAGCGTGCAACCGATGCTACTCGCGGCGAGAGCCTGCGCCAAGCAAAAACGACCGGTAGCCGATGATGGAATTGACTCGCCCAACGGTCATCTAGCGATCTCGTCCACGCGCCAGCCGGATTGGCTCGGCCATGTCCCGGATGCTCCTGTCCCGCATTGAACGACAAAAGCCCGGTGCCACTCGCGGCATCGGGCATTGCGCTGAAGTTGACGGGCGGTCACTACTTCTTCGCCTTCTTGCGGGCCAGTCCCATCTCGGCCAGCTCTTCGTCCGTGAACGCCGACAGCCGGCCGGCGATCGCCTCATTGCTGAAGCACCCGCTCGAGTACCCGGCGGCAACGGCCTGCGTCGCAGGGCCGCCCGGTTGCTTTGTGCAAAAGCGCAACCTACCCCGCTAAAGCGAAGACCTAGCGGCTCAACGCGGCGTAGCAGCTTTTTAAGGGGTTGCTGCGGGCTGCTGCGGGCTGCGCCTGCGGTGCTGCGACCCCTCCGTATACAGGGGTTCGCTTGTTTACAAACGGCTACAAAAGAGAGTTGCATTGTGGTATACTTCAGCGTATACTTGCGTAGCAGCGCAAGCAACCAAGCCGCGCTGAACCAGAACCACGAGGGAGACCGAGTCATGCCGAAGATTATCAAGAAGTTCGAACACAAGCCGGTGGTGGCGCGTCGGAACACTACGTTCGCTCAGAAGTACAACTGGGAGCTGATCCTCAGTGGCCAGAACGTGCAACTCGACGCTGGCACTGACTACGAGCGCACCGGCAAGGACAAGAACGGCAAGGAATTCGACCGTACCGACAGCTTTATCAGCACGATCAAGTCGAACGCCGACTACCAGAACAAGACAGTGTCGATCACCAAGCTCGACGCCTCGGGCAAGGCGATCACCGACCCTGATTCGACAGCGACTGTGGCCAGCATTGTCGTGACTGCCATCCCGATGACACCCGAGCAGATCAAGGTCCGCGACGACCGTCGGGCCAAGCTTCGGGCCTCTCGTGCAGCCACACAGGCTGCGAAGGAAGCCGCGAAGAAAGAGGGCGCAGGCCTAATCGCTGAGCATCGAAGCGGAGCCATGTTCTAACGGATCGACCGAAGCCGCGAACCACATGCCCCGCCGAGCGATCTCGGATGGGGCTTCCCTGTTACAATGGAGCCAAGCACATGCGCCTACGAGTGATCGGCTACATTCGGGTGAGTACCGAGGAACAGGCCACGAACGGCAAGAGCCTGGATTCTCAACGGTGTAAGCTTCAGGCTTATGCGAGCCTCTACGACCTGGAGCTTGTCGCGGTGATCGTTGACGCCGGTGTGTCCGCCAAGAGCCTCGACCGCGAGGGCCTGCAAGACGCACTGGCTCGGCTTCGTCGGCGAGACGCGGACGGACTGCTGATCGCGAAGCTCGACCGACTCAGTCGCTCCGTCAAGGACTGGAACACACTTATCGACGGCTACTTCGGCGAAAAATCCGGCAAGCAGCTGTTCAGCGTTGCAGACAGCATCGACACGCGGACTGCCGCGGGCCGTCTGGTGCTCAACGTGCTGATGAGCGTTGCACAGTGGGAACGCGAGACAATCGGCGAACGGACTCGCGACAGCCTGCGGTACAAGATCTCCAAGGGCGAGCGCTGTGGCAAGGTCCGGTTCGGATACGACCTGGCTCCCGACGGCGTGGTGCTGGTGCCAAACGCGACCGAGCAGGAGGCTATCGCGCTTATGAAGCAACTTCGGGCCGCGGGCGAGACCTTTCGGGCGATTGCTGCCGAGTTAACCCGTCGCGGGATCAACACGAAAGAAGGTGGCGCATGGCAACCGATGACCGTCAGGAACATCCTCGCAAGAGCGGTCGCGTGAAGCGGCTCTACGACCGGCTGGCGTCGATACTGCGCCGATTGTCGCCAGAACGCCAGAAGGCAGCGGGGGAATTCCTCGATGAACGGTCTGAGCAAGAGGGAAGCGATGATGACCGACGCACTAAAGAAGGTGATCGCGGCTAGTGGCGAGAGCATCTTGTCTATCGCTCGCAGTGCTCGCATCCCTCAGCCTGTGCTGTGTAGGTTCATGGCTGGCAAGCAAGACCTGACGCTTCGGACCGCCGAGAAGCTCGCCAGGTACTTCAATCTGGAACTTCGGGTGCGTGAGAAATAATGCGAGAATTCGATTTGCTTCCGACGGTCTGTAGCGCACAGGTAGATTGAGCCCACGGGCGGCACCGGGCGGGAGTCATGACCCGCTCGGGGCCAGCAGCCGCGACCCGGCCGGCCAGCCGCCCGCTTTTCTTTCCTGGGGTCGCAAGAGGGTTGCAACCATGCCAATTCCTGCTAACCTTGCCGAGCGCATCATTTCCGCGGTCGGATACCTTCGCAAGAGCACTACAGAAGACGGTTACGAGAAGTCCATCGCCGACCAGAAGGCCCGCATCAGCGAGATGAAGCCAGCCGAGCCTGGAGCGCGGTATCAGATCATCCGGTGGTACAGCGATCCTGGTATCCCCGGCTGGAAACGTGGACACGAGCGGCCGGACTACTTCCGTCTGGTCAGCGACATTCGCGAACGGCGGGACGTGCAGGCCATACTTGTCGATGACATGGACCGATTCAGCCGCGCCGACGCGATGGAAACTCAGCACGATGTCCAGCTGCTGCGGGAGCTGGGGGTCCGCTTCATCCACGCACAGAACCAGGGGTCGATAAAGATCGCGCATGGCGAGGTCACAGCAGCGATGCAGATCGCGATGTATGCGAACGCCTCGCACGAGCATTGCACGCGGCTCTCCCGCCGAATCGCATCGACGCGACGTGACAAGGCAAAGGACGGCTTGCGCTCGGGTGGGCCCGTACCATACGGCATGGCAGACGACGGCGCAGGCGGCCTCAAGCCCGGCGATCCGAAGGAGGTCGAGGTCGTGCAGTGGATATTCGAGCAAATCGCGAATGATCTCCGCAGCATGGCCTGGATCGTCGGCGACCTCAACCGTCGCAAGGTTCCTGGACCGCGCAGGGGTGGGTGCTGGTATAAGCCGACCGTCGCCAGGCTATTGCGCCGGCGATGTTACCGCGGCGATTTCACGTTCAACCTTGCTCCCCAAGGGCAATTCTTCGGCATCGACGGCAACGGCGAGGTGGTCTCAAGAGCCGAGCTTGACGAACGTAAGCAACTCGGAACCGACAACGGCAATAAGGTGTTCGAGAAGAAAGGGGCATACAAGCCAGTCGTTGACCCAGCACTGTTCGATAAGGCACAGCTGCGGCTTGATGTACTGTCGAAGGATCGCAGTCGCAGGAAGCGTGCTGGCTACCCTCTAACTGGCATCCTGGTCTGCGATCACTGCGGCTCTCCGATGTGTGGGATGCCGCAGCGCGGCAAGGGAAAGAACAAGAGCGACGTCATAGTTTACCGATGCACGGGGGATACGATGCGCGGCCCTGGAACGTGCGGCAACCGGATAATTCGACAGAACCGCATCCTGCCGTTCGTGCTGCGGACACTGGGCCAGGAGATCAAGAACCTACACGCGATGCTCACCGCGCCGCCGGAGCAGATGGTAGACGACTTCATGTTCCCGAACCGGAAGCCGGCCGAGCAGCGCAAGCAATTGTTGCACGACCGACACGATCTTGCTGCCAAGATAGATCGGGCGGAGGAGAACATGCTGGCGACCAAGGACGTTCGGACCCTCAAGAGCCTGGACGCGCGCATCAGTGCCATGCGTGACGAATTGGACAAGTTGGACGCCGCGCTTGCAGCCGATGGCGACATCAGCAGCCGAGATGCGACCGAGGCCACGAAGGCTCTCATGACGTGGTGGGACGAGTATTGGACAACCGCCCTGAGCGTGCCGTTGCCTCCCGGAACGGACATGTTCGGGCTGTGGCTCTACACGGACCAGGAGGCCGAGGAGAACGCCATCATGGTCAATCCCCTCAAGGTCAACGACGCGCTGCACCAAATCGGCTGCGAAGTGCGACTGCGATGGCACTCGGAGACGTACACTACTAGCACAGGCAAGACGCGGTCGCGGCACACGCTCGTGGGCGGGAGGTTCCGTCTCGGGCAGCAGACTAGCGACCTGCCGGTTTGCGTTTCGTTACCTTTGGCACGTGGAACGCGTTGCACACGTCTTCCATCGTGGCCCGGCTCTCGGCGAGCGCGGCCAGGTCGCCCATCGACGCCTGCAAGACGCTGACGTTGAGCTTCGATTCGCCAATCAGCACGCGGCCCGAGCCGCCGCGCCGGAACTTCGCGTTCCATTGCGTTTCGAGCCGATCGCGCTCCTCCTCACCAAGCACTTCGTCGGGCGAGACGATGGCCGAGGGCAAGCCGCGATTTTCGTAGATCGCCTTTTTCATCGCCGCATAGTCGCTGAGGAGCGCCACCTGTTCGAAGCAGGCCCGCAAGGGCGCGAGACCGGCGGTGTACGGGTCGCGCGGGTCGGGGTAGCGGAAATGGATGATCGTCTCCGGGCTGAACCGCTCTTCGCGGGCGCCGGTGCGGTAGAGGTAGTAATCCACCGGCCGCGTGCTGTCGGGCGACCGTTTCGGCGTGACGTTCTGGCTCGGCAGGATCCAGATCGCCTGCGGCACGCCGAGCGGGCCCATGTCGAGATACCAGAAAGCGCTGCCGTGAACTTCCTGATAAAGCGTGGTCAGTTCCCAGAGATCGAAGCCGTTGTGTGACGGGTTGCAGTGCTGGAGCAGGTCGAGCAGCGGATGGTCGGTCACCTGCTGAATGCGCATCGCCTTGCGCTGGTGCACGGGCAAGCGCGGATCGGCACGCAACGCCTTTTCGACGCGCACGGGAAGCGGTTGGGTGGCGCATTTCGGTTCGCTTTGTCCGTGCTGGGTCGCGACGTATAGCTGCGGCGGATTGGAGGCGCAGACGGCGGCGTTGATCGAAGCGCACGCCCACGCCGTGTTCTTCAGCTCCGCCATCAGCTCGTTGGGCGTCGGCTCGCGGTTACGCTTGTAGGCATCGACGTAGTGCGTGCCGGACCACTGCGGGCCGGCCAGAACGGGCGGCATCGCTCGCGGCGAGAGCCACGCGGCGATTCGGTGCAACGTATTCGCAAGCATCTGGCGCATCAGCTAAGCGTCTCCCAGACCGCGTCGTTGTGGAGCAAATGAGTGTACTCGTCTCGCTCCGCGAGACGGGCTTTTTCCTCTCGTGGAGCGAGAGGAGTACCTTGTCGCAGCCGGGCGATGAAGCGGGCGTCGAGCCGCGAGACAAGATAGCGCAGGGCGGCAAGCGCGTGGTTGTTTTCGTCGATCGGGTTCTCGCCGAGCAGCGTCCGCTCCTGCTCGGTCGGATAGCGGTAAAGCTTCGTCTCGGCGCACAACGACGGGCATTGCCGCGGGTTGACCTTGAGCCGGCCGGTGCGCAGCCGCGCGGCGACGGCAGCGATGCCGAGACGAATGTCGTTCATGCCGCGGCGCACCAGGTGGCCGGCAAGACGAAACTCCTCGATCTCGGTGCGGCCGGCCGGATCGGCGTACCAGGTCACGCCCCTGGGCAAGGCGCGGGCGTGCTCATACAGCGCGGTCTCGCGCAGATAGCGCTCGTGCTCGATCCACAGCACGTCGTCCGCGTCGAGCACGCCCCAGATGGCGGCGAAGGGATTGCGCCAGCCCCAGTCGATGCCGCCGACGCGCTGGCCGCCGGCCGGCACGTCGCTCGTGAAGGCCTGGGCGAAATCCGCGTAGACCAGCCCGGCCAGCGCTTCGAAGGAGCACTCGAACTCCTGCGCGACCCACGAGCGGCCCATCGCACGCTCTTCCTCGGCGATGAACTCGGCGCTGATGCGCGGACAGTCGCGCCACGGAACGCGGATGCGGTGCCACGGGCCGCTGCTGTGCCATTCTTCGTGAAACCACCCGCGCTGGCCGAACGGCGTCGATAGCGCCACGAGCCGGCCGCGACTCACCGCCAGCATCGGCCGCAGCGCGCGGTACAGGTCGTCCGGGACGCGTGCCGCTTCGTCAATGATCAACAGCGATGGACTGTAGCAGCGCACCGTTCCCTCGACGCCGGGCAGGCACAGGATGCGGCTGCCATTCGCCAGTTCCAGGCGGCGCTGCGTCTCGTGGGTCGCCTTGATCGGCCGATCCAGCGCGCGGAAGTGGTCGCGGACTTTCTTGAAGGTCTCGGCGGATTGGCGCTGGCCGGGCGAGAGGATGAGGACGAGCGAGCCGGGCTGGAACAGGGCTTCGTGCAGGGCCAGGGCGCTGACGACCGTGCTCTTTCCCGCCTGCCGGCAGCAGTTGAGCAGGAGCTGCCGTTCGCGCGACAGGAGCACGTCGCGCTGCCAGGCATCGACGCGAAAGCCGCGTGCTGCGAGGATGCGAGACGGGTCGAGGGCCATCGCCAGAAGCTTGCGCGGACTCATGCCGGCCATTGTGCAGCACGTTCGCGGCGGCGGGGGAGGTCAGTTTTTGAGACCTGAACCACAGAGACTCAGAGACACAGAGAAAATCAATGCCAGAGACTGTAAGAAGGATGTGTGTCGAAAACAGATTGCAATTTCTTTCCATCCGTTGCCTTCTCCGTGGCCTCTGTGTGGCTAACCGCATGGCCGACGAACCTGCCGATGGTGGTCCAGCTGACGCCAAGTCCGAACCTGCATCCGCGGGCGGCTGGCTCAATCGCAATGTCATCGGCATGGGCCTGGCGAGCCTTCTGTCGGACGCCAGCCATGAGATGGCGACGGCGGTGCTGCCCGGCTTCCTGCAAGCGCTGGCCGCGCCGACGTACGCGCTGGGCATCATCGAGGGTTTCGCCGACGCGCTGTCGAGTTTCGTCAAGCTTGGCTCGGGGTGGTGGGGCGATCGGCTCGGTCATCGCAAGGGGATCGTGGCGGCCGGCTACCTGCTGACCGGCGTCATGAAGGGCCTGTTCGCGTTCGCCGTGGGCTGGCCGCTGATTTTCCTCGGACGGGCGCTGGCGTGGTTCGGCCGCGGCATCCGCGGACCACTGCGCAACGCGATGCTGGCCGAGTCCGTGGATGCCGGGGACCGTGGCAAGGCGTTCGGCTTCCACCGCGCCGGCGACACCGTGGGGGCGATCGTCGGGCCGCTTTTGGGGGCACAGGTCCTGCGCTGGCTCGGTCCGCATGCCCTCGATCTGTACACGGACGCCGACGCCACCGCGCCGTATCGCGTCGTGTTTTTGCTGACGCTGATTCCCGGTGTCGGCGCGGCGATTGCCTTTGCCGCTCTGGTGACCGAGAAACGCCGTCCGGCAAGCGGGCATCGTCGCTTCTGGGCGTCGCTGC